ACTGCTTCACAGCAGAAACTTTAGTAGAGACAGACAAAGGTCCAATAGCTATCAAGCGCTTAGTAGGAACATCAGGTAAGGTATTATCTTTAGATGGGAAATATCATGACTACTTTGACTGTCGGCTAACCAAAAAGAAAGCGGACTTAGTTAAACTCACTTACGCCTCTGGTAAAACCATAACCTGCACTCCAGATCATCAATTCTTAACCTTAAATGGCTGGAAAAAAGCGGTAGATCTATACGACGAATTTAGCTATGCTCCTGCCCTATGCAAACCTTCCTTGGGCTTAAATATTACAAATGTGGTTTTTATTATCAGAGAAAAGGTAGGAGATTACATAGGGTTGTGTGGGAGTATTATAATGGACCAATTCCTAAAGGCCATCACATACACCACATCGATAACGACCGCGACAATAACCACATCTCCAATCTACAGCTTCTCTCAGGACGCGACCATATCAGTTACCATGCTAAACAGCTTGGACGAACAGCCATGCCCGAAGCTTGTCTTAAGAAAGCTGCTGAGTGGCACGGGTCCGAAGAAGGACGACAATGGCATAAGAAGCATTGGGAAAATCACTGCTCTAAAATTTTTAAAAGAAAAGCTAAAACTACGTGCCATCACTGCGGTAAAGAATTTGAATGTGTGGAGTCCTTTAAGCTCCGCACTAAATTCTGTCATGCCAACTGTAAGGCACGAGCGCTGCGTAAGCGTAGAAAGATTGCAAAAGAAAGCGGACGTATATTGCCTTAGCGTTCCAGGTCCTTTTGCCTTTGTCGTTGAAGGTAATATCTCAGTGTCAAATTGCTATGATTCTGACCGTTATGCCTTAATGTCTAGGCCACTGACTAAGTTCAAAAAATCTCCCAAGACATTCAATCCTGATAAGGTTATAACTTTTGATGAATTACTTAAGGAATACGACCGTAAGAAAAATTCCATCAGAAGAAGAATGTAAATGGCCGATGTCGAACTAGAGGACGAGGAACCTCTCTCCTTAAACGAAAAAGACTTATTCGAGTTTTGGTGCAAAGAAATCAAAGCTTATGAATCTAAGTCTAAAAGATACCGTGACGACTCTAAGCGCGTAATTAGACGCTATCGTAATGAGTCAGGGGAGAGCGCTAGCGGTGACACCCTACGCCCTCAGTTCAACATCCTCTGGTCCAATATCCAGACCATTCTACCTGCTACCTACTCAAGAACCCCTAAGCCTGAAGTAGAAAGACGGTTTAAAGACAAAGACCCTGTATCTCGTACTGCCTCTGAAATCTTAGAGAGAGCTATCTCCTACTCCGTAGATTCTTACGACTTTGATGACGTAATGAAGTCCTGTGACATTGATTTCCTACTAACAGCAAGGGGTACTGCATGGGTAAGGTATGTTCCTTACTTCGATGCTGATGAAAACCTAGCTTATGAGGAAGTAGTAGCTGATTACGTTCACTGGCAGGACTTCTTACATGAGCCAGCCCGTAAGTGGTCTGAAGTAACATGGGTAGGAAAGAAAGCGTACCTCTCTAAAGCTCAGTACAAAAAGAGATTCCCTAAATCCAAAATTTCTCTTGATGAGTTCGACCAAGTTCCAGACTCAGATGATGATGCAGCACTAAAAGGGGAAGAGACTTCTAACCGTAGAAAGAAAATCCTAGTCTATGAAATCTGGGATAAAGAACGAAAAGAAGTTTTCTGGCTTACGCCTTCTCATAAAGGAAAGAGATTCCTAGATAGACAAAAAGATCCGCTTCGCCTTGATGGGTTCTTTCCTTGTCCTAAGCCCCTACTTGGCACCACCACTAATGACTCCTCTTTTCCAGTCTCCGACTACTCTGAGTACGAGTCACTAGCACAAGAGCTAGACGAAATTACTGCTCGCATCACAGACCTAACTGACGCCGTTAAAGCAGCAGGTATCTACGATGCGTCCCTTGATGAGATAGAGAAGCTTCTCTCTGTTAAGGGCAACATAATGATTCCTGCCCAGAACTACGCTGCTGTAATGCAGATGGGCGGAACTAATGGAGCCATTGTCTGGTATCCACTAGAGAAAATTGTTGAAGCACTAAAGATTCTTCAAGACCTTCGTAATCAAAAGATTCAGGAAATCTACGAAGTCTCTGGAATGTCTGACATCATTCGCGGTGCATCAAATCCAAATGAGACTGCCACTGCTCAGCAAATCAAAGGACAGTTTGCAACACTTCGTCTTTCAGATAAGCAATACGAAATTCAACGCTTTGCTAAAGACATCTACGCCATTAAAGGCGAAATCATGGCAGAGCATTTCTCTCCTCGAACTCTAGCCCTAATCTCCGGTGTAGATTTAAACGATCCTGTAGTCGCGCAGTCCCTAATGCTTCTACAAGAAGAGAAACTACGTTGCTTTAGAATTAAGGTTGAGACAGATTCTACAATCGCAATTGATGAACAGTTAGAAAAGCAAAAGAGAACTGAGTATCTAGAATCAGTAGGAAGCTTTATCCAGCAAGGCTACACAATCGGACAGCAACTACCTGCTCTAATTCCTGTCATTAACGAAATGATTCTCTTTGCCTCTCGCGGCTTCAAGACTGGTAGAGGTTTAGAGCAACCACTAGAAGAAGGATTGCAGGAAGTAAATCAACAAATCCTCGCTCAAATGCAGCAACCACCTCCACCAAACCCGGAGATGATTCGAGTACAGCAAGAAGGTCAGATTCAGCAGTACCGCTTACAACTAGAAGCGCAGAAGTTTGACCAAAAGATGCAACTTGATATGGCTGAAGCTGGAAGGAAGGCAAACTTAGAAGCAGCAGAGCTTCAAGGTAAGCATGAGCGTGAGATATATAAGATAAATAAAGACTTTGAGCTAAAAGCTTTAGAGATTGCAAATACTCCGCTAAATAACGAAACTACTCAAACACAAAAGGACTTAACTCCTGCTCAAGTAGTTCCTCCTGTTAACGTGAATGTGTCTATCAATAACTCTAAGAAGAAAAGAGCTACGATGGTCACAGATCCAACGACTGGAGCAAGCACTGCTTTTGTAGAAGATATCCCTGAAGTGGAAGTGAATAGCGCTCCTCTAGGTTTGTAGTATGCCGACTGTTACAGTCACAAACCAAAAAAGTTCTTTTGATGCAGATACCAATACCGACTACCCAGTTGATGTTGGCGCTGGCACAGTAAGTACTGCAACTCAGAGAATCACTCTTGCCTCTGATGACCCAGCAGTTACCCAGCTAACTAGCTTAGCGGGAGAGGACTTTGCTACAGAAGCTACTCTTAATGCTATTGGCACTGATGTCGGAGCTATCGCCTCTGATATTGCAACTCTTGCAGCAGAAGACTTTGCAACTGAAACCACCCTCTCAGCCCTTAACGCTAAAGTCACAGCGTGCAACACTGGTGCAGTAGTTGTCTCCTCAAGCGCTCTTCCTACAGGCGCAGCCACAGCTGCTAATCAACAAACCGACGCGCTAACAGACGCAGAGCTTAGAGCAGCACCAGTTCCAGTATCCCTTACATCTACGACAATCACCGGCACTGTCGCAGTAACTCAGTCAGGTACCTGGGACGAAGTAGGGATAAACGATTCTGGAAATTCTATTACGGTAGACGACGGGGGCTTGAGCCTCACTGTCGATGGTACTGTAGCTGCAACTCAAAGTGGCACTTGGAACATCACCAACGTCTCAGGCACAGTCAGCTTGCCTACTGGCGCTGCTACTCTAGCTGAACAGCAAACTCAAACAACAGCGCTTCAGTTAATTGATGACACTGTAGCTACTCTTGGCACCACTACTTACACAGAGGCTACCACTAAGGGACTCGTCATTGGCGCTGTTAGACGCGATGCTGATACGACTCTCGTTAACACAACAAACGAAGTCGCTCCTCTACAGGTTGATGCTAACGGGAGGTTGAAAGTTGAAGCCTTCTCCGGCGAAACTCTACCAGTAAGTCTCACTTCCACAACTATCACGGGCACCGTTGCTGTTACTCAAAGCGGAACCTGGGATGAGGTGGGAATCAATGATTCTGGGAACTCCATCACTGTTGATGATGGTGGGCTTAGCTTAACAGTAGATGGAACGGTAGCAGCTACACAGTCTGGCACCTGGACAGTCCAGCCCGGTAACACTGCAAACACCACCGCCTGGTTAGTCAAAGAGCAGCGTGCTGCTACAGCAACCCAGAATACCGTTAACGATAGCAGTAGCTCTGGAACTATTCTAGCCAGCAACGCGAATCGACTTGGCGCTACAATTGCTAACGACTCAAGTGCAGTCCTCTATCTACGTCTAAGTTCATCAGCTGCAACATCCACCAACTACACGGTGCGAATGGTGCAGTATAGTTACTACGAAGTTCCTTTTGGCTACACGGGAGCGATTACTGGTATCTGGGCAAGCGATCCAAATGATGGCGGCGCTAGGGTTACGGAGATAACAGCGTAATGCCATACTTTCCACCACCATCTACCGGCGGCTCTGGCACTCCTGGTGGGTCAGACACTCAAGTGCAGTATAACAATGCAAGCGCGTTTGGTGGCATCTCCGGCGCTACGTCAAACGGCACAAATATATTTATTCCAACTCTCTACGGTAGCTCTAGCGCGAGCGGCACACTGACTCTTGGCTCCACAACCGATTCAGCGAAAAGCACAATTATTCTTGATGACCTAGTAAAGCTCTGGGATTCATTCCCGGATGATCCAGGCACAAAAAGTGTTCTGACGTTCGACCCCACATTCACAGACTCCTCCGGTGGCGCAAATCTGACCGGCTACTACTTTAACCCTAGCGTAACCACATCAGGGGCGCTGGCATTAAACCAACTCACAGCAGTAAAAGGTGCTGGTTCATTTACTTACGGAACTAATCCGAGCTTTGGCAACCTATTTCAACTCTTTGTTGCTCAACCAACTTGCACTCTTAACGTAGCAGCAGGCGTATCCAATAACTGGACACTATTAAGCCAACAGGAAATCATCACCGGCTCAACAATCGCTGCTGGCTCGACTAACGGCTTTTACGGTTTTCAGGAAAACTCTCGTGTGGGCTCTACAGGAGCTGCTGGTAGTATTGGCTTTACGCATCACACCGGCTTTGCTTTCCACCCTCGCATGCAGGCGGTTACTGGTGGAGGAAGCCCTAGCGTAACAACTATTACCGATCTTCGCGGTCTTTGGATTAAGGACGTAGCCAAGTCTGGAAGTGGAACTAACACCGTTACTAGACAAACGGGAGTGGATGTAGAAGCGCTATCTGGCGGAGCTACAAACGTAAGCTTTCAATCTGCTACCGCAGCAGGAGCAAATAACTATTTTTTAAGAGACACAGGCGGAGCGCAGTGCTCTTTTGCTGGAAAGTTTACGACCTACAATAATATCGCGACTGTCTCTAACGGGGTGCCGTCAATTCTTGCTGAGGTTAACGCAGTAGATCAAACAGCGGCGATTGCTACCTCTACTTTATACGCAGTCCCGTCCTCTGGTGCGGGAGCGTACAGAATCTCCTGGGAAGCTATACGTAACCGTGCTGCAACAAGTTCCAGTACACTAGGAGCGCTTACTATTACCTACACAGACTCTGACGGTGTTAGCCGCGCGATAACAGCAGCTGGGCAAAATAGCGCTGGTACAATGCAAACAACCAACACGACAAACAGCGCAACGACAACCGGAGCGACCTGGGGTCATCCTCTTGTTATTTACGCAAGCGCCTCAACTAACATTCAGTACGCCTATGCTTATGCAAGCAGTGGAGCAACTTCGATGAGGTACAATCTTAGAATTAGACTAGAGGCACTTTAATAAAGGAGAACTAATGGCTTTCACAGAACAAGAAAAACAAACACTCGGCGGATTTATTGGCTTCGCTTTGCAAAACAACCAGCAGGCGCAGGTCGTTGAGACATTCGCGCAGCTAATTGATTTACTGATTGAGGCACTGCCCAACCTAAGTCCTCAAAGTCAGGCGGTAGCAAACTTCATCCTCACTAACGTAAAGCAATACGTACAGATGCAGCTCTTGCAAATTCCACAGGCGCAAGCGGTTGAGGCTAGTGCGCAAGCACAAATCGAGACAAACGCCGCACAATCAACTTTCTTATTAACGCTAGCAAGTAAGTTTCCAGGAGGTGAATAGCCATGGCCAAAAAGAAGAAAGGCGGAAAGAAGGGCACCAAGGGCTGCTAAGCTTTTGATAGAAAGATGTCGATTCCGTAGATGGCTTTCATGAGTTTCTTCTTAAGCCTAAACACTCCGGTTTCGACACCCTTACAATCCTCCACCACCTCAGCTCCAGTGGAGTCGTTGTAAGTAAAGTCCGCAACGTAAGAGCAAAGAAAAACTCCATTTAAGTTAAGCTTATACCTAACCTGGAACTTAAGATTAGAAATCTCACCCGCTTTCTCCTGAAGCACCAACTCTTTCCATCTTCGGTGCTCAGCCTTAGAGGCAAACCTCTTTCCCTCATCAATTACTACAGTAGCATTGTATTTATTCTTTTTCTTAGAGAGCTTTTGATACTCTTTTACTGATATAGTTTCTGCCATGCTGCTTTTCTTCTTTAAACCCTCACGTTCTTCTGACGGCTCCACTCCTCCCACCGAGGAACCAGTCCGTGGCGGGGTTAAGCCTATTGAGTTTTCATACACAGCTTATAAGAAATATCAAAAGATATTAAGGGAGAAGTACGAGAAGAGAAAGCCTGTTACTGAGGTAGTAGAAGAAAGGCTGGAGGAAGGAACAAAAACAGAACCCTCTAATCCACCCCTTCCAGAGCAAATCTTTGAAGCAGCTAAGCTTTTAGCCTCTAGCCAACCTAAAGACTATTCCCTTGAACTCCTCAACCAGAAGCTCCAAGGACTGGAGAGATTAGCCGAATTAGCACAATTAGCCAGAGAAGCATCTCTTAGAGAAGAACTCTTCATCCTGGCTGAATATGAGCGATTAAAGCAACAAACTGAGGAAGCTCATAGAAAGTTGTTGCTCTTGCTACTTCAAGACGAATAATATCAGGAATATGAGGAAAACCTACGTCTGGGATAACGAATTAAATAAGTTCGTTGATGTGGAAGAGTATCGGCCTAAAGAGAAGGGGCCAAAGCTTAACTACATTGAAGACACAATGGAACCTACCTGGCATCCCTGCGACGGCAAATACTACACCTCAAAGCATAAATTTAGAGCAACAACTAGAGCACACGGAAAAACAGAAGTCGGCAACGACCCTGCTTTCTTAAAAGAAAAGCCAGTCAAAGATAACTCCCTAGAGTTTAAGAAGGCGCTTTGGCAGGCATGGGATCAAATAGGGTATAGGAAATAATGGCAAAGAAATCATCGGAAATTAAAGGCGACGAATATGTTGAGGCTTTGAATAAGGCTTGGGACAGCATGGACGGCAACTCCGAACCAGAGCCCGAAGTCGAAGCAGCCGAGCCTGAAGTTTCTGATGAAGTTGAAGTAGAATCTGCCCCAGCCGGTGATGTAGAGCCCGAAGCAGAAGAACCCTCCTCTAAGGAAAGAGACGACAAGGGTCGCTTTAAGTCTAAAGAAGCCGAGGTAGAACCAGAGCCTGAAGTCTCAACAGAGCAGGAACTACCACCGCTCCTAGCTCCTTTTGACTTATCTGCTGAAGCAAAGAGAGACTTTCAAGAATGGCCAAGAGCGGTTCAAGAAAAATTCCTTAATCGCTACAACGAATGGTCAGAGCATCAAAAGAGTCAGAAGGCAGAACTTGATAGAGGCTTTCAGGAAGTTCACGACATTCGCACTGTCACAGATAGATACCGCGAGGGCTGGGCTCTTGATGGTGTCACTGTGCCTCAAGCAATCGAGCACTTTGCTAATTTAGATAAGTTCCTACGCCGCGACCCGTCTGGCGCTATTAGATGGCTTGCTGAACAAAACGGAGTAGACCTTGGCCAGATTCATGCCACTGCTCCAAAGATTCCACCAGAATTGCAAAGCATACGCCAAGAGCTAGATGCCCTACGTCAAGAGCGAGAAAGAGAACAAGAAAGACAGCAACAGCTCTACACCCAATCCCTTGAGAGAGAAGTTGAAGCCTTTGCTTCAGAGACAGATGCAAGCGGTAATCTGCTACGTCCTTACTTCTCAAATCTGTATTCCCACATGGTGCCCATTGTCGGGCTTTTAAAACAACAGCGCCCAAATGAAAACGCTAGGACCATTCTCCAGGAAGCTTACGAACAAGCCTCTTGGTCAAACCCTGACGTGAGAGCGGCGCTATTAAAAGCCGAAGAGACAAAGCGCATGAATGGAGAAAAGAAGAAAGCCGTAGCAGCTAAAAAGGCAGGCTCTAGCATTAGCGGTGCTCCAGGCGGGGACTTAGCTCCCACCAAGTACAAGAACTATGAAGACATGCTCGCTGCTGCATGGGATGAACAAGAAAATCGAATAAGTAACTAAAATGTCTATTAACTTAGGTGAATTAGTCACGACTACCGAACGGTACCGTGAAAAGTCTGTAGCGGATAACGTCACAGATTCAATCGCCCTACTGAAGCGCCTCATGTCGAAAGGAAACATGAAGACGATTCCAGGAGGTCGAACCATATTGCAGCCGCTTGATTACAACGAAAACTCTACCTTCCAGTACTACTCTGGGTACGACACGTTCAGTGTTGCTCAGTCAGACGTACTTGATGCTGCTGAGTATTCTTGGAAGCAGGCAGTTGTCTCCGTAACCATGTCTGGTCTTGAAGAAATTCAGAACGCAGGCAAGGAAGCTGTAATTGACTGGCTTGCAGCTCGCTTGAAAAACGCTGACCGTACGATGAAGAATCAAATCGGTGCTGGCGTTTATGCAGCGGGAACAGGCTCAGGTGGTAAGGAAATTGGTGGTCTTCAATATCTAATCCCTGATTCCCCAGCGGTATCAGTGGGCGGTATTGATGCAAACACCTACACCTTCTGGCAGAACGTCTCTTATGACGCAACGACAGACGGTGGTGCAGCAGCTAGCGCTGCGAACATCAAAGACTACATGAACAACGTGTATGTCCAGCTTGTTCGTAACGGCGAGAGCCCTGACCTTATCATTGCCGACAATAACTACTGGAAGTTCTATCTCAAGAGTCTCCAAGCTATCCAAGTCATCAACGATGATGAATTTGGCCAAGCTGGATTCAAGACCCTTGACTACATGGGATCACCAGTCGTGCTTGATGGCGGTAAGGGTGGAAACTGCCCTACTAACCACATGTACTTCCTAAACACCGACTACCTCTTCTTCAAGACTCATAAGGACAGAAACTTTGTTCGTATGGGACAGCGAGAAGCGACAAACCAAGATGCGTTTGTTAAGCCGTTGTTCTGGGCTGGTAACATGACTTGCAGCAACCGCAGCATGCAAGGCGTGCTTAAGGATTAATTGGAGGTGACTGAAAATGGCATATACATTACAAACTGAACGAATTGGTCACCAGCCAATTGAAACCACTAGCACAACTCAGAATCATCCTTTAGGAACGATTGTAACTGCACGAGACGAAACATACGGCTCAGGCGAGTTCATCTACCTTAAAGGTGCTTCGAGTACTGTTGTTGGTTCGCTTGTGACCTACAATACTTCTGCTGGCACGACTACGCTCTCGCCTACTACTGGAAGCGCCCTTGGTGGTTCTTTCGCAGTAGCAATGAGCGCTAACGTGGCAAATCAGTATGGTTGGTATCAAATTGCTGGAGCTTCTGTAATTAAGAAGCCAGCAGTTAAGGCATTACCTGACAGCCCAATTTATCTCTCGACCACTGCTGGACGTGTTCGCACTTCTAGTTATTCCGGTCGTGTGGTACTTGGTGCTCGTACGGCTAATACGACCACAATCACTACGACAACTTCGACTGTGACTGTGATCATTAACCGACCACACTGGAGCGGTAAGGACTTAATATCCTAATAACCCTGAGAGCTATGCTGAACATTTGTTGCGTTAAGTACGGAACCAAGTATGGGCCTGAATACGTTAACATCTTGTTCGACATGGTTCGCAGAAACCTAAAGGAAGGGGTAGAAGGTCGATTCATTTGCTTCACCGATGACCCTACGGGCTTGGATGAAGGAATCGAAACAAAGCCCCTTCCTTCTTTTCTCTCCTCTTGGTGGACAAAGCTTTATTTGTTCTCAGAGGAAGCTTTCCCTAAAGATGATAGAGTCATTTACTTCGACCTAGATGTTGTCATCACCGGCTGGCTTGATGACCTTGTGACCTATCAAGGCGACTTTGCAATCCTAAAAGAGTTCTATGATGTTGAAGGCTGGCAAAGCTCCATCATGGCTTGGAGAGCAGGAGCTAAAACCCATATCTGGACAAGATGGCTAGAGGAAGGAAAGCCAGAACCAGCAGGTGGAGATCAGGACTGGATTGAGGATTCAGCAGGCGAAGCTGATATGCTTCAAGACCTGTATCCAGGCGCATTTCTCTCCTATAAGGTCCACTGCCTTTTAAACCACCCACCACTAGGCACAAAGGTAGTTGTATTTCACGGAGAGCCTAAGCCCGATAACTGCGGCGAGAAGTGGGTTGAGATGATTTGGAAAGTGGGCGGCGGCTCTGCTGCTGAGCTAGAGCTTGTCTGCAACACAGAGGATGAAAAGCTAAAAGCTAATATAGCTCACGCATCTGCCCTATCTCTACCCTGGCTAGAGTATAAAGAAGCTCACGATGGGCACGCTGTAATAGTGGGCGGTGCTCCAAGTGTTTACGGCCTACTAGACGAGCTTAAGTGGAGACAAGAAAAAGGGCAGGTTATCTTTGCCTTAAATAACTCAGCTTCCTTTCTTCGTGCTCACGGCATCTATCCTGACTACCAGGTCATTATTGATGCAAGGCCAGAGAACGCAGAGTTCATTAAGGAAGCTCCAATGAGAGAGTTCCTTCTCTGCTCAAGTTGCCATCCAAGCGTCTTTGATAAGGCAAGAGAGTATTGTGTTCCTACTACCCTATGGCACTGCTACTCACCTGTCCTAGATGAAGCCTTAATTAACCCAGAGAATAAACCTGAGTGCTTAATTGCAGCAGGCACTACTGTAGGCCTAAACGCAATGGCCCTTAGCTTTGCTCTAGGCTTTAGAAAGATTCACGTCTACGGCATGGATAGCTCTCTCTCTGAGGGCTCTCACCATGCATATCCTCAAAGCCTTAACGACTCAGATAGAATCTTAGAGGTTATGTGCGAGGGTAGAATCTTCCAGGCAGCGGCTTGGATGGTGGCACAAGCAAACCAATTCCAATTCCTAGCCAGAGAGCTAGTAGATGGCGGAGCTGAAATCACAGTTCATGGCGACGGACTACTCCCTGCTATCGCCAAGAAGATGGAAATAAACAGCATCCCTGATAACCAAATTATCGAGAAAGGAGGCCTATGGTGGCCTTCTAAGGACGTAATTGGAAAAGAGGTTATTGGGAAGGAAGCCAGAGCTATTCCTAAGCTAGTTTCTCTCTGCGCCAAGAAGGACGTAGCGGTTCAGGCAGGCGGTAACGTAGGACTGTTCCCAAGAGAGCTTTCTAACCACTTTGAAAAAGTCGTGACATTTGAGCCTGATCCTTTAAACTTCAGATGTTTAGAGCTTAATTGCAACGGCAACTCTAAAATTGAGAAACACAATGCCGGACTATCTGACGCCGCAGAGAAGCGGGGTATGTATCGAGATAGTCTTAATTGTGGCGCTCACTTTATGGTTGAGGGCGACGAGGTAGTCACCACTACTGTAGATTCGCTTAGTTTAGACAACTGTGACCTTCTTCAGCTTGATGTCGAAGGATATGAGTTAAAAGCCCTAAAGGGGGCTGAAACTACAATAGATAAGTTCAAGCCCGTAATTAGCTTGGAACTAAAGAGCTTAGGCAAGAAGTATGGAACTAACGATCAGGACGTAATTGATTGGCTTAGTTCTAAAAATTACAAACAAGTAGACTCTATGGGTAAGGACAAGATTTTTGTTCATACCGCTTAACTAAAGGAAGAAATGGCTAGTTCAAATGATTTAATGTCTGTTGGTTTCTCTGCTGAGAAAGCACAGCTAATCCAGCACCCACAATCAACTGATAACGTACACGACTCTGCTCCAACTATTACACAGCTTACTACCGCATTTGGCGCTCCGAGCGTTGTGGGCCGAGGCTTTATTGGAACCATTGACGATGCTGGCGGCGGGACGAACTTCTACCATGTAGCAACAGACGGCACGAATTGGTTCTTCACTAAAATGACAAAGGCGGGTAGCTAATATGAATGGCGTATCTGTTTCGTACGATGCTCCTATTCCTGGCGCTGAGTCCCAGCCAAAGAACCAGCTCATTTACTTCGGTGATGAGCCAGTTCGCATGGGTAAGAAGTCAGAAGAGTTAGGAAGAGACTACTTTGAGACTCTTCCTTTCATCTACTTTGTTACGGCAGGGAGTAGGGACCATAGCTTTAAGCGTAAGGCTACCGAGCAAGACAAAAGACAGTATGCTACTGCCTGGGCTCGTTACCAAGCGGGGCAAAAGGAAGTCTTTGAAGGAACTCCTTTAGAGTCTTGGTCTTATCTTAACAAAGCTCAGGTTCTAAACCTTAAGTCTAACGGTGTTCACACAGTAGAGCAGCTATCTGCGATTAGCGATGTAGCTCGCTCTGAGTGTGGTATTCGGGCTGAAATCGTAGACAAGGCTAAGCTCTGGCTTAAAGCGTCAGAGGATAGCGCTCCTTTAAATCAGCTTCATGAAGAAAACAAAAAGCTAAAGTCAGAGATTGAGCTTCTAAAAGAGCAGATTGCTGACATTGTAGCTAAGGCTGAAAAGAAGCTAGCGAAGAAGGATTAATGTGTCGCTATTACAAATTTGCCAAGATGCAGCCGTAGAACTAAAGCTGCCCTACTTAAGTTCTATCGTTGGTAACTCTAGTGCCAACGCTAAGCTGCTCTTGGCCCTTTGTAATAGAGAGATTCGGCAATCGAGTAAGGCTTTCAACTGGCCGCAACTATCCAAGGAGCTATCACTCACCCTAGTTGCAAGCCAAGAAAGCTACGCCTTTGCCTCAGATCACGATAGACAACTCTTTGAAACTCACTGGGATAGAACTCAAAGCTGGCCGCTGATGGGTCCTACTACTCCTAGTGAATGGCAAACTCTTAAGAGTGGAACGATTGGAAGCTTGCCACGAAAGCGTTTTCGCATAAAGGGATATGCGAATAAACAAATCTACATCGACCCAACTCCGGGTTCTGGAGATGCTGGCACAACTCTTGTTTTAGAGTATCAGACAAAGACCTGCGTTCGTCCTGTTACATGGACTGCAAATACAGCTTTCACCCTAAACTCTTACCTCTTTTATAACGGAAATATCTATAAAGTTACGACCGCTGGAACTACAGACGCTAGCACTGCCCCAACTCATACCTCTAGCTCTGCTGCTAATGGCTCCACCACACTTGAGTATGTGAGCGCTGCTTACGACAAGTTCTTAGCTGACACGGACGAGCCGTTAATTGACTCTGAAATCATTACTCTTGGTGTTAAGTGGAGATTCCTAGAGGCAAATAGGATGGACTACTTAGAGGCTAAAGCTGAATGGGAAGCTTATAGAAAGGAAAGGTACGTTGCTGCTAAGGGAGCTAGAAATATCGCTCTTGGGGCAAGGCCAATTAATCGCTTTGCTAATTTGGATAATGCACCAGACACAGGTTACGGAGCGTAAGAGTGAGCCAAAAACAACAACAGCAGCAGCAACCTCAGCCTAATCCAGCAGCGCAGGGAGCAGGAGCAGCAATAGGCGCTGGGGCTATGTTTCCTTCTTTCTCTAATATCCCTTTATGGTCTAGTGGCTATGTTCCTCCAGAACTAGCCTCCACACAGAATCCGCTTTTCCAGACAGACGTAGCGCTTGCAGGAACTCCTGGGGCTAATTCAATCGCAGCAGCGCCAGCAGCTCAAGGCTGGGGCGGTGGTGTTGGCGCTGGTGGAATTATGGCGGGCGGCATTACTGGGGCCCTACAAGCAAGCGGAGCGGTAAAGACATTTCAAGATGGAAAGAACTTATCGGGTGCTGAGCAAGCAGCTCTCTTTCTCCCTACTATGGGAATGAGCCCGCTTATTAATCCAATCAAAAAACGCTTCGGTTCCGGTAAAGGCAAAGCTCAAAGGGAGAGAGATGTAGCAAGACAGAGATCGGTTGCTGCTGGTCTTTTCGATAAAGACTACAACCTCACCTTCTCTGATGGCGTTACCGTTAATATGGGCCTTGATGGTGGCGCTACCTACACTACTCCTAGCGGCAAGGAGCTAAAGGTTGCTTACGAGAACGACTGGGACAATCCCATGACATCTTTTGTGGCAGGAGCACTAAACCCTCTTGGCACTATCATGTCTCAAGGAAAGGGAAGAGGAATTACCTCCCAGTTAGTAAATGCTGTAGTTGCCAATTCAAAGACTCCAGACGAAGCTTATAACAGAGTAAGAGAGATTTACTCTAAAGCAGGGCTCGATTTTAACTCTTCTATGAGCATCCTTCAGCAGATGCATAAAGAAGGAAAGCTTGATGACTCAAGAGCGCTAGCAGACCAAGTGTCTCTTGATATGACTTTCAATAACCCAAATAAGACAAAGGCTGTGAATATTCCTTACGGACAGGACCGGCCCTTATCTCAGGGCGTTGGTGCCGCTACTCCTCAAACTGGAACTAGCGCTAAACCAATGCCTACTCAGCCCGCGCAACCTCAAGTTCAAGCTCCGACGCCTAGCCAGCAAATGAGACGGCCCTATGGAGCGTAATGCCAAAAGCAAAGTCTTACACACTTCCAGCTCCAATCGGCGGCATTAATGCTAAAGATTCAGAAGAAGCAATGGAGGAGGTTTACTGCCTTGATTGCGTTAACTGGATTCCTCAGACTTATGGACTAGAGCTAAGAAAAGGCTATCGTGTTCACTCTACTGGCCTTGGCGGAACGGTAGAGACGTTAGTTGAGTATCCAGAAGAAGATGGTACAAGGTCTCTTATTGCAGCGGCAAACGGCAAGCTCTGGGACGCTACTACCTATAATGCTGCTGCAACCGAGCTAGCTACAGGGTTTAGTGAGGATAGATGGCAGAGCGTTGTTTTTAAGAACACTCTCATTCTAGTTAATGGAGTTGATACTCCTCAAAAGTACGACGGCTCTAGCGTAGCTACTGCTACATACACGGGCATCGGAACCCCAGCTAAACTAGTCTCTCCCCATGCCTATAGAAACGCTCTTTACTTCGTAGAGAAAGACTCAGCCTCTTTTTGGTACGGGGCTACTGGTTCTATCACAGGAGCCTTAACTGAGTTTGATGTAGGCGGCTATCTAAAGAAGGGAGGGTATCTTCTTTTTGCGGGTTCCTACTCTAGCTCTACAGCAGAACAAGAATCAGACAGGTTTGTTGTAGTCTCGAATATGGGAGAGGTCCTTGTTTATGGGGGAAGTCATCCAAGCGTTACTTGGGGCTTTCTAGGTCGCTACTACATCCCGTCACCTTTAGGCAGACGAGCGTTCTTTAATAAAGACGCTGAAATGGCTATTATTACAGATCAGGGGCTAATCCCTCTAAGTAAGGTTGTAGGGGGAACAGGCTCGATAGATGAGAACCTAGTTCTTAGCTACAACATTCAAGACAAGTTCAGAAAGGATGCCATTACCTACGGCTCTAATGTTGGCTGGGAAGGCTTTGTGTATCCTCGCGGAAACCTAGCAATAATCAACGTCCCAACGTCTTCAAACTCAAAAGTAAAGCAGTACGCAATGAATACGCTTACTGGCGGCTGGACGGAGTTTTCTGGCCTAAACGCTCTTTGCTGGACTCTCTTTAATAATAAGCCCTACTTCGGTGGTAGCGATGGGAAGGTCTATGAGTTTGCTGTTGGCTCTGACGATAACGACATGGCTATCCCAACTAAGCTTCGTTTTGCCTACAACTATCTAGGAGACAGAGGGAACAATAAGAGAGTCCTTCAGGCAAATCCAAGGCTCAGAGGAACTGGAGATATGGAGTTTCTCTTTGGTGTGGATGTTGATTTTGTCTCCTCACCACTAAGCGACACCATCACAAATTACGGCACCTCTGGAACCCCTTGGGGCAGTCCTTGGGGCAGTCCTTGGGCGGCTAAGGAAACTGATCAGTCTGGCTGGCAACAGCTCTCTGGATTAGGTCGTGCTTTTGCTTTGCGAATGGAAGGCTCTTTTAAGGGAGTTACAGGTAGTCTTCAAGCTGTTAATATTACCTACGAAATTGGCGGATACATGTAATGGCTAAGAGAACCGAAAAACAAATTAAAGGGATCTTCGGCAAGATTCCTCAGAGCTTTAAGGATGCTAACCCCGGCATCACCGAAGGGCGCCTTGTCTCCAGATGGGAGAGACAAAACAAAGGCAGCTCTAGTGGTTCTTCTGGCTCTAAGGGTCTTTTTAATAGCCTTCCAGCGGAGACTAAAAATCCGATTCAAACTCAGTATAACACCAACCTAGCTACAGCAGCGGCAGAAGCAGGGCTAAACCGCGTTAATGAAGTAAATCCATTTGGCTC